GACTAACATTGGATTAGTTGTCAATTTCTAAAAGTAATTTAAAGGGGGGGATTTATTTCCCCCTCTTTTTTACAAAAAAAAATACTTGACAAGTATAGGTTTTTTTTCGTATATTCGCACATAATAAATTGGAAATTATATAGTTGTATCAAAATATATTTTACGATAGAAGAGTAAACAAGATGCATGTTTGGGATGACAAAGCAGGTTACTTGACTTTTAATTATAAAAAATATGCCTACGTCAAAAATAGAAGTGGTAACTATGTTTCTCTATTTGGTGATAGATTAAAAAAGGTAACAAGATGGGACAAAGACCAACCAGATTTATTTGAATCAGATGTATCACCTGAGATAAGGGTATTGGTTGATAATTATACAGACTCAGACGAATCATCTATCGGTCATAGGGTTATGATATTTGACATCGAGGTTGAGGTCACAGATGGTTTTCCTGACCCAAAGAAAGCTGAGAATATAATCACATCAATTGCATTCAATGACCCGATAACAGATAAGTATTTTTGTTATGTGTTAGATACTAAAGATAAATTAAATCTTGGTGAATCAAGAACTAAAAAAGATGTGGACACGATAGTTTCCTTTTACGATGAGTATGACTTACTAAATGCTTTCTTTAAAAAATACATGGAGATACAACCAACAATATTAACAGGTTGGAATGTGGAATTTTTTGATGTAACTTATTTGTATAATAGGGCTGTTCAAGTTGTCGGTCAAGATGTAGCAAATTTATTATCACCAATTGGTCAAGTTCAGTGGAGTGATTTTAGTAAAAGATATAAAATCGCAGGTGTAAGTATTTTAGATTATCTCGCGTTATATAAAAGATTCACATTTAGTGAACGCTCATCATACAGATTAGATGCGATAGGTGAGTTTGAGGTTGGTGAAAAAAAGGTAGAGTATGAGGGGACATTGAATGATTTGTATGAAAATGATATAGATAAGTTTGTTCAATATAACTTACAAGATGTAAAGTTAGTGAAAAGAATTGATGATAAGTTAAATTTTATTGAGATTGGTCGTGGTATAGCACACTTAGGTCACTGTCCTTATGAGGACGTGTTTATGTCATCTCGTTATTTAGAGGGTGCTATTTTGGTGTATCTAAAAAAGAAAGGTATTGTAGCACCAAACAAACCACCAAGACCAAAGACTTTCGATAATGATAAATTTGTTGGGGCTTATGTACAAGACCCAATCAAGGGTAAGCATAATTGGGTTTATGATTTAGATATCACATCGATGTATCCATCTTGTATAATGTCTTTAAATATATCACCAGAGACGAAGATTGGTAAAATACAAGGTTGGAATCCTGAGGAGTTTTTAAAAAAGGATAATAAGAAAACGTATTCTGTCACACAAAAAGACAAAGTGATAGGACGGTTTACAGAGACAGAGTTGAAAAAGTTTATTGATGGTAAGGACATAGGTGTAGCGACTAATGGTGTTATGTATCGGACTGATAAAGATGGATTGTTACCAGCATTGTTGAGAAAATGGTTTGACGAAAGAGTTGAGTATCGTAAATTATCAAAGAAGTTTCATGAAGAGGGTGACAAGGAACAATCAGAGTATTTTGATAGAAGACAATATCTACAAAAAGTTTTATTAAATAGTTTGTATGGTGTGTTGGGTTTACCTGTATTTCGATTTTATGACTTGGATAATGCAGAGGCTACAACTTATACAGGCCAATCACTTATCAAATTTACAAAAAAAATTGGTAACTCTTACTATAATAAAATATTGAATGATGGGGAAAACCATTGTATTTATATAGACACGGACTCGGTATTTTATTCAGCGACACCATTAGTGAAAAAAAGATTTCCAAACATGGATATTAATGATGAGGATAAAATGTCAAAGGCTATTCTCGAAATAGCTGATGAGGTTCAAAGTTATTTAAATGAAAGTTATAACTATTTTGCTAAGAAGTTTTGTAATCTAAATAAACATCGTTTTGATATCAAACAAGAGGTTATTGCGAAGAGTGGTTTATTTGTAACAAAGAAAAGATATGGTCTAAAGATTATCAACGACAACGGTAAAAAGGTTGATAAGATGATGGTCAAGGGTTTAGATACTGTTCGTAGTAGTTTTCCGATGGCTATGAGAACGATGTTAAGTAAACTATTAGAAGATATTTTGATGGATGTTCCGAAAGACAAGTTAGATAAATTTATTATAAATTTTAAAGATAGTATGAAGCTGATGGAATTTGATAAGATAGCTATTCCGACAAGTGTGAAGAGGATAAAAAAATATCAAACCGATGGTGGTTTATTTAATTCTTATGTAAAGGGAACACCTGTTCATGTAAAATCGGCCATATTTTATAATGACATATTAAAGCATATGAAGATATCGAAAAGATATACAGAAATATATGATGGTGAAAAGATTAAGTGGGTTTACCTAAAAAATAATCCGATTGGATTAGAGACAATCGCATATAAAGGACATGAAGACCCACCAAAAGTATTAGAATTTATAAGACAATTTATAAATCCTGATAAGTTGTACAAACAAGCGTTACATAAAAAGATTATGATGTTTTATGAAGCACTTGGTTGGGATGAACCCACAGATGCAACAAAGACTATGGAAAGATTTTTTTAATAATTAAATAGGAGAATAATAATGAATAAAAGTAAGTTAGTTAGTTTCATAAACAAGTATTACTTGAATGGAACTGTCAACTCGGTTATATTAAGTAGTGACTCAGAAAATAAACAACTATCCACAAGGTTTATTTCAGGTAATAAAAATTTATTAGGTGAGGTAACAATGGAGGATTGGGATTTTGGAACATCCGATGTTGGTATTTATTCAACAGATACCTTATTAAAGTTGTTGGCAGTATTAGATGATGATATTAGAGTTAATATAACAAAGGCTGGTGACAAAGCGATTTCATTACAAATAAACGATGCCACATCCGCGGTAAATTATATGTTAAGTGATACAGCGATTATTAACACACCACCTAATATGAAAAATATACCTGAGTTCGAGTTGGAAATAGATGTAACACAATCATTAATAAATAAATTTATATCTGGTAAAACCGCTCTATCTGAGGAAGAACATTTTACTGTTATATCTGATGGTAATAGTACAAATTTAGTAATTGGTTACGCTTCGGTCGCTACAAATAGAGTGACTATACCTGTTACAACATCAAAAGGTGGTGTGATACCAAACACATCATTTGATGCAGATTTGTTCAAAGAGGTTTTATCTGCTAACAAAAATTGTCAGAGTGCGACAATGTTCGTTAGTAGTGAGGGATTGATAAAAATCAATTTTAAAATCGATAGTTTTACAGCTACATATTTCTTAGTCGCAAAAAGCACAAATGACTAAAACTTGTGACACAAGTAAGGTAACGATAAGAGAGATACCTAAATCAACTGCAAAAAGGATGATTAAAAAGTTTCACTATACACATTCCTTTTCATCTTGTAGATTTGCTTTAGGTATCTTCTATCAAAAAGATACTCAACATAGGTTTTTTGACACTGAAGATGAAGAGTTAATCGGTTGTATGAGCTATGGATATCCTGTGGGTAGAAGTGTTGTTGGTTCAATCTTTAGTGATGAAGAAATGTTAACAACTAAAAATATATTAGAGTTAACTAGACTTTTCATACATGATGGTTATGGTAAGAATATCGAATCATATTCAATATCACAATCATTCAAGTGGTTAAAGAAAAATGCAAAAGATATAAAGGTTTTAGTATCATACGCTGACCCCACGGTTAAACATAACGGTAGTATCTATCAGGCTACGAATTGGTTATATCAAGGTGAGGGGTTGAATCTTATGCCAAACTATTCTGTGTCATTAACTAAACCTTATGAATGGATACATAGTAGAACGGTGTTTTCAAGGTTTGGTAGTCATAACATCGAAAAGTTAGGTAAAGCAATTGGTCACACCTTTTGGAGAATGAGAGAACTAGAAAAACATAGGTATGTATATTTTCTTGGTAATAAGAAAGAAAACAAACTATTTATAAGTAAGTTAAAATATCAGAAACTAACCTATCCAAAGGTTGGTGACATCAAAATAGAAATTACTGAACACAAAGTTAAAGAGAAAAAAGGGTTTTATGAGTAATTCATTGTGGGTCGAAAAGTATAGACCAAATACATTAGAAAATTATATTGGTAATGAACATCTAAAATCAAAAGTTGAAAATTATTTGATAAGTGGTGACTTACCTCACTTGTTATTGTATGGTAAAGCTGGGACAGGTAAGACGACACTCGCTAAGTTGTTAGTGAATAATATAGAGTGTGACTATCTCTATATTAATGCAAGTGATGAAAACAATGTTGAGACGGTAAGGACAAAGGTTAAAAGTTTTGCTTCGACAATTGGTTTTAAAGATTTAAAGGTTATAATTTTAGATGAGTGTGATTATATCACACCAAACGCTCAAGCTGCACTCCGTAATCTTATGGAGACGTTTTCAAAACATTGTAGATTTATTCTAACTTGTAATTATGTCGAAAGAATCATTGACCCTATACAAAGTCGTTGTCAATCTTTTCAGATTATACCACCAAGTAGGAATGAGGTTGCTAAACATTTACACAAGATACTTGTTCAAGAAAATATCATGGATACACCGGAGGACATAAAAATCTTAGTGGAGAGTGGTTATCCTGATATTAGGAGAGTTATAAACTCTGCACAGAGAAATGTTGTAAATGGTAAATTGAAACTTGACACAACAAGTATTATACAAAATGATTATAAGTTAAAGTTAATTAAGATTTTAGAAACAAAAAGCAAAAAAGATGCATTCACCGATATAAGAAAACTTTTAGCTAATAATCATGTCACAGATTTCGCAGACCTGTTTAGGTTATTATATGATGAGGTTGATGGTTATGGTAAAGGTCATGTCGCAGAGTGTATTTTAATTATCGCAAGATATGAACTTTCAGATAGCCAAGTTGTTGATAAGGAAATTAATGCGATGGCTATGATTATAGAGTTATTAGGAGTTATAAAATGATACCAGGTAATAAAGTTAAACCACAAGCACAAGTTCAAGTAAATATCAAAGATACGGAAACAATTGTTTGTGAAAAGTGTGGAAACGGATTGTTTATTCAATCATTTTTTCTAAAGAAAATATCAGCCATAGTCTCCCCAACTGGTAAAGAATCTATTGTGCCTATTCAGGTGTATAGTTGTGGTAATTGTGGACATATTAATAGAAAATTAAATCCAACTTTAGAACAAGATGAAGAAAACAATAATGAAAAAGAAAACTTTATTTGACCACATAAAACAAATAACAAATATTCAGAATCCTAATTATTGGGAAGAAATATCGGATGAGGATAAGAAGTCTTGGTCAAACTATATGGTGCATAGATTCTTGTCGATGAAAATGGAGTGGATTGAGTTAGTAAACGAATTACAAAAATATAATTTACAACCAAAAGAATTATATAAACTTTACACAAACATTTTACCGAGAGGTAAACAATGGTTAAAATATATTAAAGGAGATAATAAAATGGCACTACCAAACTGGCTAGTAAATTTAGTCGCAACCGATATGAAAATAAGTAAAAGAGAAGCTGTTGATGCTATAGACCTATGGATGTCAACTGAGGGTGGTATGTTAGAACTTGGAGAACTATGTAAAAAATGGGGAGTCGAACCTAAGAAAATCGAAGAGGTCGGTCTTAATGTTCTTGGGTCTACAGGTGGTTATACTGCGGGAAATGGCTAAAAAAAAGACTTGACACATATACTATTTTATTCGTATATTCAGTCACATAAATTAGGAGAAATACATGAGAGGTATGATAAAAGATAGTCCTCGTTCAGAACCAAGGGACTATGACGTTATAGAACAGATGGAAAAAGAGTGGCCGGAGATGACTAAAGAGTTTAAGAAGATTCAACAACAACAATACGAATTATTCTTACACAAGCAACACGATTATGGGCCAGGAAATATATCAGTTGGCACACAACTACAAACACCAGAGGAGATAAAATTATCACTTACGGGTTTATGGTTTCGTATGAACGATAAACTACAAAGGATGAAAACGTTATTGATGAACAACAGAGAATCAGCTGTTAAGGATGAACCTCTTGAAGACGCGTATCTTGATGTATCTAATTATGGTATCATGGCTACGATAGTTAATCGTGGAAAGTGGGGTAAGTAATGTATCTTTATAGATGTGAAGCCGGAGTCTACAAATCAAAAAGTTGGTTTGGTCTCATGTATGAAATTTTAAAACATAGAACATATCATTTAATAAATGATGGAAAGTGGATGGACTAATGAACGTAGTAATACCAGTTGTTTTA